GTCCCAGAAATGGTGAAAGTTCAGCGCCATTATCGGAAAGAAAGATTTGTGATACTTGCATGATGGTCAAACAATTTTTGCAGGAGTGCCAAAGCCTTTGAAAACATCTTGCTCTTGTGGCTTGCCAAGTACTTCATCCACTATGCGCATCATCTTTTTGGTGATAACAGGCCAAGTGAATTGCTTTTCATTAATGCGTTTGCAGCACCAATTACCAGCAGCCTTCAAAGCATCGCGATCTTCGTAGTAGTAGTTAAGGATGTCAGCCACGCTGCTGGGGTCAGGCAGCAAGCGCTCTAGTCCATAATTCCTATCGGTTTCGGCGCCGTTACAAACAATGCGAGGGACGTCGTTAAAGATCTCCTTAAGACTTGTATGGTCAGGCACCACTTGTGCCACGCCTGTAGCGGCGTGTTCACTGTTCACCAGACCCCACCCTTCGCCAATACAAGTATTAAGACCAATGTCTGCACAGTTGTAAACTTTGTTCAATTGCTCGATAGAAAGACAATTGTGGGTGGAAAAATGTGGGCTTGTAAGAATGAGCTTCCCAGTGGCGTCGTACCCCGCGTCACGCGCCACACGCTTGAACAATGGCACCAAGTCCCATCCCATGTCCCTGGCGCCCATGTTCAGCCATAGGCGAGCATCAGGTTTGTCCTTGGCAAATTCAATGAAGCCCTTGATGGTCAAGTCAATGCGCTTACGTGGCTGGTTTCTGTTGCCATTGAAGACAATAAACGTGTCCTCTGGTACTCCTAGCTCCTTGCGGCATTCAAGAGGGTCAATGGGGAAAAATTTAGTGAAGTCCGTGCCATGTGGAATGACGGCGATAGGCTTTTCATAGCCCATCTTGATTAGCTCTTCTTTGCCAAATTCTGTGTAAGTGGCGAGTCCATCCCATTCGCTCACTGGACCATTTAGCTCAGGGAAAATGCCATAGCTGTCAATGGGCGTATATACAAAAAATTTAAAGGGAATTGTTTCCCTGAGAGTCTTTACTGCCCCCCACAAGTTAATAGCCACCCACAGATCATTCGTCACCCATACGAGATCAGGCTTAATGGTTTGAACTAGTTCGGCAATACGATGGCTGCCAAATGGGTCGGAGCCATGCACCATGGCTGGGTAAGTTTTGTATTTAATGGCCTCCTCATCGTGGTCGCCATGGTAATTAGCGGCGAGCACATGCACTTCGTGCTTCTCAGCAAGCGCAGGGAGCAGGTATTCAGCCACCCTTCCAAATCCCGTTTGAACGAACGCATCACCGCAGTAAAGAACGCGAGCCATAATCCTTCGTGAATCTTCGTCATACTAGTGGGCTTTTATACTGATGACAAAAAGGGGACTAAATGGCACTTCCAGAGGGCTCGATTCGCTTCTGTATCAGTACTTGCAAGAAGTTTGCGCCCCATACCATTCCAGTAATTATTCCAAGCTTGCTTGCGGCTGGTATCGAACCAGAGGAAATATTAATTGTGAATGGTGGACAGACTGCTCATACTTTGACAGACTGCGAAGGCGTTCCAATGTTGCTAACGCAGCAAAATTCTTTTGAATACACCCCGCTCATTGAAATTGTTGAGCACTCCATGGAAAGCGAATATTGGTTCCTTCTGCATGACACCTGCATTGCAGGCGTGGCCTTTAAGCAATTAGCTTATGAGCCTCCTGTGGATGCACCAGAAAAGGTTGCAATGAAATACACGCCGTCAATGAGTATTGGCCTGTATCGCCACGACTATCTCATGCAGCATCGAGATCGCTTAATGGCCATCAAAAACATGGACAGCTCTCCAGAGGCACTTCAACAGTGGAAGCAATGGGGAGTGCCAAACGAGGATTACATGCTTTGGAAACTCCAAGACGCACATTGCCATGTTTACCATCTAGATAGTCATGGCCCTGACGAGTGGAATTGCCAGGGGCACGCCGACCCGTATGGCACTGGCTCGCAACGCCGCATTGAATACTTCCCTCAATTGGACTTATCCAAAGCCAAAAGTAACTGGCAGGGCGTTCAGCCTCACCTTTGTATTGACATTTAATGAAACAACTGGCAATTATTGGCGCTGGATGGGTGGGATGTCACTTGGCCTATCAGCTTAGGAATGAATATTGCATCACGCTTTTTGATCGCAAGCATGAGCCGTTCCATGGCGCTTCACTGATCAACCAAAACCGCCTTCACCTTGGCTACCACTACGCTAGAAATTCTGCCACACGCGCATTGTGTCGGCTCACTTTTGATCGTTTTATGCATGAATATGGAGCACTTACTTATGCTGTAAAAAATAATTTGTACGCAGTGCCAGAGGACGAGAGCCTTTTAGATGCTGGAACTATTAAGACTATTTTCTCTCCATTGCTTTGGCAACACGAAGAAGTTGAGACTAGCTTCCTCCGTGATACTTCTATGGTCTGGCGCACACAGGAGCGCTACATTTCCCCCATAGAGGCCAAAAAATTCTTTTCTGAGCGGCTATCTCCATTGTTCAAGCAAAGCGAAATTACAAGCAAGGATGTAGAAAGATTAAAAAGCGACTTTGATTTGGTAATTGATTGCACTAATAATGCGCTATTGAAACCATCAAAGAATGAATACTTTGAAGCAGTGGCAATGTTTCTTTATAGCGTTCAAAAGCCTTTGCCTTTTGGCGCTCTTACTTATATTGACGGGCCATTGTTTTCTTTTTATCCATTTCATGATGGCACCGTTTCTTTAAGTCATGTGGTGCATAGCGTTGCGACGGAATCAGTCGCTCCTGTCAACGAAGAACCATCAAGGGAACAGTTGGAACAGCTTAGACGTAAAGCAGAAAATCACGTTTGTCATTACTGGCCTGATTTTTCAAACCATCTCTCTCAGCACAGCATTGTGCTTTCAATGAAAAGCAAGCGAAGTAATGCCAGTGCCTATCGAGCGCCATTATTCAAACAGCAAGACAATCTTCTGTCTTGCTACACAGGCAAAATTCAAGGCATCTACTTAATTGAAGAGCGAGTGCGTCAAATGCTGGATGGCTTGTAAATTTGAGCGAAATAATCGTACTCACCTGGATGGTTTTTTGCCTTTAATAGCTCGCGAATCACTCCGCCTTCATACTCGGTATTGCGCAACGCCTCTGCAAAACGTTCGTGCTTGTCCTGGCAAATAATGGCGCCAATGTTTTGGTCACTAATGTGGACATGCTTAATGTATGGAAAGTATTGAAGAAGCACGTCTTCTGGCCATTGACTCTCTAGCCATGCACTGTTTGTGTCGATCATTGTTGCTACGTGCGATAAAGAATACTCGGCAAGGCTTTGAACAATTTCTTCAACCGTGAAAAAGTATTCACCACCATATGGCTTAGCCACGGGCTCAATGCAAACAATACAATCAATGGCGGCAAGCGCATCGTTGTTTCTTGCAAGCGCGTCCATTAAATAACGCCTGTCATCTTTGCGCAACCCTGGACTGCCAAGTACCATTCTTTTCCATTCATATTTTTGCGCCATTGCTATTAACTTTGCCAAGCACAGATCAAAAGCCTGTTCATTCCAAAACGCATCAATGTCCATGCCGTAGAACAACGATTGAGCAGAATATTTTTGTAGACAGCCAGAAAAACGACTGTGCCTTTTAAAAGGCACTGCTTCTAATAGTTCAATGCCATCGGGAAGATGCAGCACGATTTCAGAATGGTCCTCGGCTTCCCAGCCAATCGCGCTAACTCCGAGCTTCATTGATAAATGCCTCCATCTCTTGCATCACTTCATCCTTGGAAAGCCAATAACCACTTTGCGTGGCCATGGTGCTGTAATCGTAAGAAATTCGATCCCCAGAAGCGATTTGCGCATTCGGAAAAAACTTGTCAATAATGTCCAAAGTTTCAATGGGAGGCGGAAACAGATTGATTACACCTTCGCCTTTTACCGATTGAATGTCTTGCCATAGGCGATTAAGTGGATACCACTGATAGGCCGAGTTGCCATTGATTTGCTCCACATTATTATCATTAAGTAAGTCAAATAAAATGTTCTTTTTAATGAGCGGATGAAAGACAGCGGGGAGCCGCACAATGCAAGTGTTAAAAGCAAGCGTGTTTTGGATAAGTGTTTCAAATAGAAGCCTGTTGGAGCCGTAACTTAATGGGCCAAAATGTGTCCAAAAGTCTTCACTTGCTCCGCAGTCAGTATGTTGATAAATATCAATGGTAGAAATAAGAATTACTTTTGTCGCCCAAACTGTCGTCAATACATCGACAATGGAAAGAATATTGTTTAAATCTTTTGCTGGGTCTTGATTAACTAGCCACTTCGTCGCGGGCAGACATGCAAGATACAGCTCGTCTACTTGCCCCGGCATATTGGCAATATTCGGCAGCTCGTGAATGTTGCTGGAATTAAAGGTGGCATCAAAGTTAGTAGATTGCTGCAAAACTCTGCCAATTAAACCAGTGTCTCCCACAAGGACTTTCATGGGCTTCAAGCTTTGCCTTACTATACTGGCACAGCTTGTGGTTGCTGCCTAAAGTATTTAACCGTGCATTTGCACCGTGCGCCACATGCACAACGCACACCAGGCATAGGAACGCTACCAATAGGGACCATGCCACGCGCTGCATAACCAATGCAATCTTGGCAATGCACTGCTTGATCATCTAGCACTCTCCGCATCATCGAAAAGCCTCGCTGTTGCTCCTTCATTTCAGTGCCTTGCCAATACGAACCACGAGCGCTTTGTGCATACAAGCCAATACGCGCCATTGCCATTGGTGCTGAAATGCGACCATCAATTAAATCACGAGCAAAGCCTTGTAGGTAGGTGTATTCAGAACGTAGACGTTGACCGATACGGCCATATTCGCTACGTCCCATTTCAGCTTTACCGCCATAGCCAATAGTGGCAACTTGTATATGAGCGATTTTAATTGCCTCACGGACACTGCCTTGCCATTGCTCCAAGGTTATAGAACTATTGACAAGCTTTTCTGTGAAGCTTTTTAGCTGTTGCTCAAGTTTGCTAATGCGACCATCGACAATAGCACCAACTGCTTTTTTGCTTAAGAATTGCCCCTTTTCATTTCTGTAACGTCCAACTTTACGATCATAAGACCACTCAGCGTCCATCCTGGTGGACATTATGGCATCACTAAAAGCAGCTAAATCATTCAACATTATCAGCTTCCAGCAATTCTTTAAATTTAGCTGGTGCTTCTTCTTTCCATTGTTGCATTGCCTTTTCAATATCTTCATCTGAAATGAAAGCTGCTTCATCAATATCAGCCAACATCACCCCTTCAGCTTTTACTGGAGTGATTGCATCTTCTTTAGTTGCTAGAAATTCTTCATGCTTTTCGAGGAATATTGAATGCGTAGAACACGGCATAAATATTGGACCATCTTCGCCTTCTTCTTGATGGAAGCCATTACAACCAATTTTCTTTGCTGTTGCTAAAGCTTCTTCTTTAGTGGCATATGAATGTGCGGCTGGATCTTTGGCATCCACTTTGCTGCTAACCATTTTCGCCGGTCCTTTGCGATCAGGATCGGGGTCAGCTTTACGCTTACGGGCGACAATTGTTTGACGCTCTTCCTTTGATAAAGCTTGTGCTTTTGCTTTAGGGAGACATTTTGGCTTGCCTTCCTTTTCTTCGCGTCCACCACATGGTCCCATTATTTCACCATTGGCACCAATCCTTACCCAGCCTTCTTTAAACCATTGCCCAAGATCATCTTCATTGATTTCACCATCGTCACCTTTAAACGCACCGCTAGTGGAACCATGCTTCTCCTTGTACATGCGTTTGTACTGTTGCACTACATAACCACTGGCATAAGCTGATGGCCATACTTTAAATTTCGCTTTTGCTGCTGCTACAGCACGACTATGAAGAGCTGCATCAGTAAATTCAACATCACCACGCACCTCCTCCAAATCACCAGGAAGAAATAAC